GGCTTACTTGGAATTCCACGAAAAGAATAAAGAAGTATCGGATAAATACAAAGAAGATTCTAAGAAGTTTGATGAAATTCAAATGTCGATAGATAATTTATTAGCTTATATCGTCGACGAAGTGCCGATGGCTAAACAAGAAATAGGGAGGGATATATTCTTACCTAATCAGCGAATACCAGCTTTCTACTTGAGACGTGCAGGTCAAACAGACGTACCGAGAATGATCAAAAACTTGCGAAGATTGCAGTTTACAAATTATGGAGTGCCGGCAAGCAGACAACAGTTTGGGAAAGAGGTGGGGTTAACATTTGTATTCAGGGATCCGACCAAGCAACCAACAAAAGAAGAGAAAAAGATATTAGTAGATTGGGAGATCAAGCTCATAGATCGATTCTTTTTTCCCGCTGGTGAAAGTGAACCATCGTTGATAAAATTTTTAGGCAATTGTTACGAAGATTTTTTCGATTTAGACGATATAACAACGGAAACCATTCGAGACAGTTTAAATAATCCAATTGGTTTACAGATTCAAGACCCGACGATATGGTTTCCTACAGCATCGAAAGTCAAGCAGTTACCTATGCGATATGATGATGATATGATTTTTGATGATAATTATAAAGAGTTAAAAGTAGAGGAAGCGCGATATGATTATATACAGATGTTAAACGGGAAAAAGATATTGGGAGCGAACAAGGACCGGATAAACAAAGAGCACTTCTTTACTCGATCAGACTGGTATAACTGGAGACGCGGATACGGAATAGTTGAGCAAGCATTGAGCACGGTGGCAACGGTGATGAATGCATTTACCTACAATCAGAGTCAGTTTACGAGGAATAAAACTCCGCATGGTTTACTTGCTTTATCTGGCGAGGGAATGAATTCTCAGGTTATAGTTGAGAAATTCAAGAGAATTCTCTGGGCATCCATGACTGGAGTAGGAGACAAATATAAAATACCAATTGTAGGATTGCCGAAAGACGGGAAAGCGGATTGGGTAAGTATCTATGGAAGCCCGAAAGAACTTGAATTTTATACTGGGATATCATTATACAATACGATTATCTATGCACTATCCGGCACGAATCCGAACGAAAGTGGTATGCCATCGTTAAAAGATGCGATGAAGAAAAGCACATTGCAGGAACCGTCGCAGGATGGAATATTTGAACAATCGAAGGATAATGGATTAAACACATTTCTTATTCATGTCCAGGAAGGCGTTCTCAACCAGACTAATGCTGAAAACAAGAATATTTGGGAAGAGATAACAGGGCTTCCAATTAAAGCACAATTCAGGGGTTTAGCTTCCGAGAATTTAGAGCGCAAGTATAAGGTGAACAAGCAGAGATTGGAACTCACGGCAACGATGAATGAGTTGTTGACAGAAGAGGGAAAGCCTAAGCAGAAAAGTGGGATACTCG